GCGCTTATCCTACTTTAAGGGGACTACCCCTCCACCCTTGGCTAAAGGGATTTTATTCGAACAATTATGTCACGAATAAGCCACACGGCCAAACCGATACCCAGCGACATAGACCCCTTGGAGGCGGGGAACTATGCCACTACGCCGAAATAAATCGGCGTTTGGTAAAGGTGTTGGGGAGGATCCTGAAGACCCTCCATAGAGTGCCACAGATAAAACCACGCCGGGACGATAATGACACCAATCTTTTAAGGGATTGGCGACTGGTCGCCAGACGCGGAGGTATCTGATGGAGTTGCGGACCCTGATGGGGTTTCGTTTGATCCAGTGCTGCGCTTCGTCGTGTATGACAAGGTCACCGAGTTCTTCGGGACCACGACATATTCGGATTTGGCGTGGGATTGCATCAAGACATCGAAACCACGCAACGCGATGATTGACGCCAGAACCAAGGTCGTCAAGACGACGGCCAAGGCGGCGTAAACCATTTGCGAGGGCAATGAGGTGGTGTGGTTCTTCACATACTTCTTTCTGGAAGTGTGGTCGGACATCGTGTCCGGCGAAGTAGTCACCACCACAACTTTCTCTGAAGGGACCTTCTAGGAAGGTCTTCTTTTCGTTGGGTGTGAACCCAAAGAACTTCAGAGCCGCAACCATTGAAGCAGAGTTGCTAGTTGGGACAATAATGTCATCCCCGTACACGCTAATGGCCAGGCCAGGCGTGCACGCCTCTTCGGTCGAAGGTTCAAGTCTGTTCAAGACCTTAGCCATCGTGAAGAAAACTAGCGTCTCCAGTTCAAAAGTGAAACCGTTCCCCATAGAGCTGAATTTCTCCAGCTTTACCCACTTCCCGTTAAGGAGAGTATGGGACGATCGAAGGTCAGCAACCAGCTGCCACCAATCGGGGGGGAGCAACAATTTGATCAAATTGTAGCAAACGGTGTCACTAGCATTCGACAAATCAATTGTCGCCACAGACCCTGTTAAGGAGCCAATTCGGGCGAGCGTCTTGTGAAAAGATTCACAGGTTGACTTGTCCCAACCGTATTTAGTTAGCATCCGAGACGATATTGCGCGTCCCAAAGCCAACTGGTAGAATACGTTCAAGGATGGTTCCACACAAATACCACGATCTTTTTCCGAATCTTTTAGGACCGTTGTGAAACGGTTCCCGCGGATGTAGGTAAAATCGCGGATAGCGTGTGGGTCCTCTATTGGACGATCGACCTCGTACTGATCACGATGGAAAGAACCACCAGTGTCAGCATCGAGTCCGCAGGCCGCATAACGCGACCAGGCGGTCATATCCCACACATGTAGGAATGATCGAGCGGATCGAGTAGCCGTGTAGTCGTCTGTTAGCTTATCTGCTAATGTGACTTTGTCGCCAACGTTCATGAACGTGGATCCAGGCCCGAAGCGTCCATCGAGAGATGAACGAGACGGAGCCCGGCCTAGGACAGACTTCACCTCTTTACGCCACTCTCGCACGAAACGAGAGAGACGACTGCCGTAGTGACCGAGGTCAAAAAGCAATGGAGAAATCCGTTCATTGGCCTGGAAGCACTGGCGTTCGCTCACCCAAAAGTTATCAACAGCTACCTGTTTTCGGTCAACACCAAGGTCGAAACCCGGATATTTTTTGAAAAAGGAAACAGCCTGACAATCAGCTAGGTAAGTCTCTGGGCAGGTATAGTCTGCCGGTCGCACGCGTAAGCGTGACAGCCCCACCCAGTCACCACGCGCAGCGAGCAAGCTCGCTTTGTAGGCAACTGGGGTTCCAAGGTTATCGCAAAGTGCGATGAACACTCCTACTTCGGTATCGGAGATAGAAGTTGACACGGTGAATGCCTCTTAAGACCGAGGACCCATGCCTTCATCGAAGCAGGCACGCACCAGAGCGGAACCGATAAGGTTACCGAACTGGTACGCTTGCTCCTTGATGATGGTAGCGTCTTGGTTTTGGGGGGCAAGGAACGAAGCGGTACCGGTCGCTCGACCGGAAACTACCTTGTTCCCACCAGCGTCAGTCTGGACGAGGGGCCATGCAAAGTCCACATTGACACGTCGAGCAGTCCGCGGACCGTTGTCCTTAGCTGCGATCAGCAGCGTGGGGCGTTCGGCCGGCGTGGTGCCAACAGTGTTGTTGCGGAACAGAGCGGGCGAACCGTCAGAAGCAGCACTCGCCACGGCAGTGTAAACCACATCCGTTGTGCCATCGGCTTTTTTCACAGTGATGTTTGCCAGTGTTGGCATATATGTCTTTCTTGTTTAGGTTGACTTCCGTAGGAAACCCACGAGAAGAGATATCGCATTTAACGCGCGTTGCGGGGAAAAGCGTTCGTAAGCAAACTCCAATTTTGGTTGGGGGATATCGGTAGTACGGCGTAGTGCGAAGGCATCGAATGATCGAGCCTCGTAAACACCATTCCAATACTTGATATTGTCCCTGCCCTTGTAGGTGTAAGCTAACACACTCCACGAACTTTCGAGAACCATCCCGGGGAATCCGCTAAGAGATCCAACAACCGATGAAAGGTTGCTGAACCAGTCTATAACGAAACTGAAAGGTATAGCTTCTAATATCCATAGAGCGGGGTTTGTAAGGCCCATCTCATCCAGGAGACGCGCGTTCGGGTTTTCACACGTAACGTACGCTCCTGTTTTACATTGCACTTGACCGGACCTCACATAACTGCTGCCATTGCCGCTGAAATAGGTACTGCTGTAAGAATCAGCCATACCTGTACCAACGACACGCTGCTTGTAGTGAAAAGGTCTTTGCAATACATCTAACGCGTTGTAAATGTCCGAGGCCAGTGGCTTAACGCCATAAGACCACATCAACCAACCATTCGCAAGAGTCTTAGCGACTTCGCGGCCGGTCGGAAGAGTAAAGACACGCCTACGCGATACGATGTACCGACGTCGGTTACCCTTCGTCCTCATCGTTCTTGTTTTCGTTATCGTACGCTCGCTATAAGGTATTCCCAGTATGCGAGCTGCCCCACGAAAATCAAGCCTTTTGACGCAAACGGCTGCGGAATAACACCGCAGGACAGTGCCTGTTACTAAGCCAACCGTTTGGTTGAGCTCAGCAGTCAGTGTCGCCCCGAAGGATGACAAGTCCCCAAGTTTCGCCTTAAACCGGTCATAAGCCCGGTTTCCAGCTTGGCTTGTATATCCAGATAGCGCCGCCTCTGCATTCTCGAAGCGCGCATCATAACCAGAAGC